CGCGGCGGGACCACTGCCAGCCAGTACGGCGACATTCCACACGGCGGCGTTGTAGCCAAATACGGTCAGCCCCATCAGGCCGGGTTCGCAGATCGGTTCCGGCGTAAGCTTCACCGCTTGCGTGATCGCCAGTTTCGTAGCGGCAATGCCCGGCCAGCCCATGTGCGTTAAGAGCGGATTGCCTTCCGCAAAACCAGCGCGTGACAGAGCTACGGCGGTCGTGGCGGAATCAGCCAGTTGCCCGTAATCCGCGTGCGCGCAACCGGCCAGACTGCCGATCAGGACGAGTACCGGTCCCCAGCGGCGCATGGCTACCCCCGCCCCAGCCGATAGAACAAATGGCTGCCAATCCGCTTGCCCACTTTCTTCTGTGCCCACAACGGCGGCCAGGTCTTGACCCCTTCCGGGCGCAAAATGGTGTGGTAGTGATCAGCCCCGTTCGTCGGATCAGGAATCTGATCATTCAGCACCGCCTCGGCCAACTCGTACAGCGTGCCCAGTTGCGCGAGGGTACTGCTGCGTACCCGTTTGGCCTGACCGTCCCACCAGCACGAGAATTGATGTGGATCAAGACATATGGCTTCAATCGTATCGTCGGGAATGCCATCGCCACGCTGCCGACTCCACCAGCCGGGATTCTCCGCGCGGTTGCGAATCGTCCAGGCCACAGCAATCTGGCCTTCACGCGGTTCGCCTCGACACTCACCCCAAAGGGTGCGGGCCATGGCGAGAACATCTTCAGGACGGTAATTCATACTGTTTCCCAACTGCCCGTTTCGGCATACAGCCGGTCTATGGCGTATTCCTCGCAGTCCAGTTCCGCATTGAGTCGCGCAGCTTCGATGTGCGCTTCGCGGATTTTGTCCCGAGCGAACCGGGCGACGCGGAAGCACGCCGATTGACGCGGACACGCCAGCGGGGCACAGACCATTAACCGGTTAATGTCTTGTTCTAAAGTCGGATCAATCGTAATGCGGCGGTTCATCAATCAGGATACCCATCGTCTTCATCGGTAGCTGAATACGAGCTTTGGCGGTATTGGTAGTGCTCGCACAACCCGGCGAAACCGGGATTGTGCAGCGCGCAGTAATAAATATCCGAGTCGTCATCGCAGAAGTGAATGCACTTGGCGCATTGCAGTTGAGCGGCGGCAAGGCGCTTGGGGAGGGTATCGACCATTATAATTCAGTGGCCCCATACACCGTCATGCAGCCCGCAATGTTACGGATATTTAATCTTATCTGAGCCTGCATAATAGAGTATGCCCCGACTACGCCTTCCGCACCGTTAATCTTATCCTGAATGGCTGGCTGTGCCAGCAACATTAGTACTTGAGAGTTCACATTGGCAATTCCCTTATACACATCACTAGCAAACTTAGTAACACTATTCCTATCGGCATCAGTCGTGACATTGACAGGGAAGTTGCCCCCTAGCACCCAATCAGCAACGGAGACAAAATTGAGTTTAACGTATTGCCGAAACTCCTGATCGGTTTCGAGATTAACGACAGCGGAGGTAATGGCCATGATTAAAATCCTATGCAGCGGAAACAGAGAGGGCGCCACCATTGGCGACCGTGATTCTATAGCGAGTGCCATCCGGCGATTTAAGGATGATGCCGCCACCATTAACTGTATTCTCAATCGTGTCTGGGGTGTAAATCGTGCCGCCAGTTGTGTCGAGAGTTAGGTTACCTGTGCTAGAAACCGTTGCAGCGAGGTAATTCGATGCGTCATACCCGAGCCGTAATTGCTCGGTCGTTTTGATCGCATGAACCGCCGCCGAAGGGGCATCTACCCCGGTGGCAATATCGCCGTAGAGCCGGGTCAGTGTGGTGGCTGAAGTGCCGATAACCGTAGTATTCGCGCCCAGGCCAATCGGGGTATTGCCGCCGATTACGACGCTGTTGTTATCGCTGTTGTCCTTGCCGCACGCATTCGTGCCGATATAGACGCTGTACTCAGGATCGGTGAGCGCGGTCGCGCCGTCGGCGTGATAACGACCGGCCTGATACCCAAACCCAACGTTGTAGCTGCCTGTGGTGAGGCTGTACTGCGCCTGATACCCCACCCCGACGTTGTTCGTGCCTGTGGTGAGGTTGTACTGCGCCTGATACCCAAACCCGACGTTGCTCGTGCCTGTGGTGAGGTTGAGTTGTGTGTTTGTCCCAAACCCGACGTTGCTCGTGCCTGTGGTGAGGCTGAGCTGCGCGTTCGTCCCAAACCCAACGTTGTAGCTGCCTGTGGTGAGGCTGAGCTGCGCGTTCGTCCCAAACCCAACATTATAAATGCCTGTGGTGAGGCCGAGCTGCGCGTTCGTCCCAAACCCAACGTTGTAGCTGCCTGTGGTGAGGCTGAGCTGCGCCTGATACCCCATCCCAAAGTTGCTGATGCCCGTGGTGAGGCTGCCCTGCGCCTGATACCCCATCCCAACGTTGTAGCTGCCCGTGGTGCAATACCGGCCCGCTTCCACTCCGACAAACGTATTGATCGCATCCTTGCCCCGCGCTTCCAGGATCGTGACGCTCCCCGCGTTTTTCACCACAAGACGCGGCGTACTGACGCCGGTGATCGTTTTCAGCGAAAAGACGCACGTCCCGTTGAAGTCGGTCGTCGGGGTGACGGTGAACGCGGCGGTGCTGCTGGTCGTAGGGCCAAACGCGCCGGTCGCTGAGACCGCGCCGGTCGATGCGCCCCCCACCGTGATCGTGATCGTCCCTGCGGTGCGCCCAATGATGGTGTACGCCAGTTGGTATTTCGTAGCGTTCGCAATCGTGGCCGAGTGCGTCAGGGTGTCCGTACCGCTGCTATGTGCGAAGGTGTCATCCGGGGATTCGGCCCAGCCCGTAGTGACCGTCCAGCCCGCCGAGGTCAGCAGTTCCGCGCCGTAGGTCGGCTCGTCGTCGCCGGAGACAGTGAGCGATGATCCTGTGAGTGCGCCGGTGTAACTGCTGAGTTTGCTGCTGATGTACGTCCAGAACCGGGATAAGAGCGACTTTTTATTCGCAGTGGCGCTGAGGTCGTAAACCGGCACTTCGTCGCCGTCTGCGAGCGCATCAGCAATTTCCACCGCTCCGGTGATGCTGTGCGGGAGGGCGGCAGCCGTGTGATCGAACGCCCAGTTGCTGCTGATTGGGGCATCGGTTGCTCCGTTAACGGGCGTATCGTCAACGTCCGCTGCTGTCGAGGCCGTTTCGGCTACAGGTTGCCACAGGGGTTCAAACAGACTCATGGGAAAATCTCCAAGACTTTAGCGCCCCGAACTGGCTCATTGCCCGATCTCCACGACACCAGCCGCGACCGCAGCGGTAAAGCGCAACGCATAAACTGACCCAGCTAATACATAAATAGTCTTAACAGCCACAGCCCCACCGGGCCACTCAGTCCAAGACCCGTCTTTTACCAACTGGTACTCCACAAGAAGCGTACCACCCGCGCCAGGAATAGCTGAAACAGTCAGCGGATACCCAATCGTATCAGGTTTTAGCGAGTCAGTACCACCGCTTGTATACGCTACCGGCGAAGCGGCTACTGTTACTGTAATTAGTCTCAACTCAATTCTCCATCATCTTCATCTAATACTTTATATTCGAGACCACGATAGCGGTACTCGTCGCATAACCCTGCAAATTCTTGGCGGTCTAAATTACAATAGTAAATATCCGGGTCATCATCCCGAAAGTTGAGACATTTCGCACATTGTAGATTAGAAGCGGCAATGCTCTTAGGTAGAGTACCTTTCATTACGTTGTGCCAGCATTTGTTGTTGTAGTAGGTGACTTAACTGGTTCAAAAACAAATCCCCTGGGTAACTCCATTAACCTTATTTGCCGGCGAAGACTCGTTCGTAAGTTATTTTGAGCCTCTGCTAAACCCTGATACCACTGTGCACCATAAACCTGAGCTTTACTTGAATCAAAAACGTCAACATCAAATAAAGAATATAATCTTAATAAAGTTCCAGACACTAATAATTCATGATACATTTCTGGAATAGTTGGTGACACCAGTGCAGTTATATCAGCCGGAACTACATACCCTTCTAAACTTACTGTACCATTTGCACTAGGAGTAGGAACAAGACGTATTTTATCAGGGTACATATCTACAACTGCAAACTTAGGCGTACCTGAAACACTTCGCCAATTAGAGAATCGAGTAGAATTCTCTGTAGTGCTTAAAGTAAAATACCCATAATCCAATTCGCTAATTGTAATCGGACGTAACTGTAATCCATCAAGGATAACAGTTTTTAATACACAAAAATTACTTGGTAAAGTAAGCCATGGGTCACTAGCAGTTACACTACTTGCAACAACATCATAAAGAACTAAAGTAGCTCTAGCAAACTCAGTCTGAGTAAACGAGGCTTGCTCAAAAATCGTTGTATCCGAAACACGAGTTGGAATAGCAACATCATCAAGGCGAATACGAACTGTAGCAAGTAGCTCTGTTGAATTCATATAAGTGCCCTAGCGCCGCTTTTTGAATCTAAATACTCATAATTAAATGCCCGACGCATTGGAATCAAATTTGCAACGAGATTAGCTTGTATTCGTTTTGAGTTCGTATGCAATTTGTCGCCATCTTGCCATTCCATCATAGCAACTTTTAACGCTTCCCAAACCACCAGATTATGATACTTAGCATCCCAAATCGGATAACTGGTAAGTGCAGTAAACCCGGCGGGCTTGTACCAAATATCTCCCCAAATTTCCCATGCAGCAGTCGGATCTGGTTCAACCCGATAAGTATCATTAGGCAATTTAATAAGAAACATTGGGTCACCAGCACGTTGCAGGTTTATCTGCTCCTCTCGTACCCAATCAATATATTCCATAAGGTACATCGGGAATCGTGCCGTTTCTCCAACTTTATTACAGTATATCGAATCAGCACTAATTGCTTTACAATTAGTTACTGTATAAATCGAAGTCCCACTAGTTGTAGTTAAAAGCTTTCCCCGATTATGGAAAAACTTCCACTGTTCAAACTCTAATTGAATCCGCAAGTAAGCGTCAGAAAGCCACTCAAAAATGGTTTGAGTCGAAACTGCATAGGGTTCTACATCATCACCCATTGCGATTCGTAACTTTGTAACCATCTCAGCGGCTGTAGTCATTATTAAACTACCTGATCCTTAATAGAATCATACCACGCCTGACCCTTTGGATTCTTATCCCGATAATGATGAGGGTAGCGAAGCACGTTGTAAGCGTTAGAGGTTTCAAACGTACTACCATCAGCCGCCTTACGATACCCAAAGCTCCACGTTTCCCGCTTGGCTTGAGCGATTATCTGAAGAACAAACCTTGGGACCACTTGCCATTCACCGCGCAGCAGGTAATAACTTTTCCCATTAACCGACACACTCACCAATCGAGTAGTGTCATTTTTATCATGACTGGGAAGAACCATTACCTCAACAGGCTCAGCCATGAAAGCCAGGTCGCGAGCGTAAGAAGCAACAGCATCGTTTTCAACAACAAGAATAGGAGACTCAAAAGAATCTTCTTCTGGTTGCTCGTATGAGATCACCTTAACGGGGTCTTTGGGCTCTGACCTTGTAGTTTGAATTGCCATCTTTGTTACCTTTAGGGGGAATTGTATTTATAAAACTAAACGGTTATTTTGTATTGTCGTTAAAGTGTGTGCCAGCCGGTCCTGAGCCGGCAATGAGCTGTAACTCTGGCACACATGCTTATTAACCCCAAGCGAACCAAACGGTATCGTCATTATCCGTTTCCAACGTCTTAGTGGCTACCGTAACGGTAAACCCAAGACCATCAGAAGTCAACGCAATACCAGCCGCCTCATAAGTACGAGTACCATTAGCAATAGTCACCAAACTCTTCGCGTTCGCACCAGCATCCAAACCGTAAGTAGTAGTTCCAGTAACCGGGGCTGGGTCAACATAGTGCGTAGCTTCGATCTTATCAGTTAGGTTAATAACCTGAATCTTGATAGGCTTAAAGCCCAGCGTAATAGTGAAATCCGCAGCAGTCCGCACACCAGTCCTAATACCGTAAGCAAACTTAGGCGCTTCCTGAATAGGATCAAACTTTTTCAAATAACTAGCATTAGCCATTTTAAATCACCTTATCCGTTAATCAGTAACTTAGTGTATTCAAGCCAAATGCTATAAATATACACCGCGTCACCATCATTAGTTCCGCCGAGCGTCAGCACAACCGACAACCCGCCCTTAGTAAATTCAGCAGGCACTCCACACTTAAACGTAAGTTCCGAGCCCGCCGCAACAATAGCAGTAGCCGCCGTTAGTTGAATATCCGAATTAGCAACATTAGCAACTCCCGTCGGATAAACTTCGCAATCCAGCGTAAGCGCGTCAGTGTTGGCTGCCTTCCCTACCAGCACATGAACTTCTACTGGATAAGCAGGGTCCATGTCAATAGGAAGTGCAGTAGTAAAACCTAGTGCAAGGCCACTGGCAGGGTTTGTATTAACAGGAATATTGATAACAATTTCTTTGTTAGCAATCTGCGAATAACCAGTTACCGTAGTGGCCTGCTTTAGCAGCGCAGTGCCATCCTCCAGCGTAACAGCACCCAGCGGAATTGGAACAGAACCCTTTGACGACAAAAGCGCTTTAACAGCTTCGGCACCAGGGGCACTAATAAAGCGTGCAACTTCGTTAAGTACACCGCTCATACACATCTCCTAAAAAGGCGGAGTACAGTGTTTATTCTGTACCCCGCAACCCCTACCACCATTAAGCCCATTGAGGACACCTATTACTAAAATTGCCATGATAATTCATAGCAGCCTCTTGTCTTGCGTTAACAGCATCTTCGAGATCATTAAAAAATCCAACATGAATGCGTTTGTAATAAACCGTGATGTAAACTTCCCAGGGTGAAAGCCCTGCCTCATTGCGCCGCTTGTTGAAAGAGACTCCTTTAACCCCAGAGGTATTATTCCTATTTATACCTTTGTTCCATTGCTGCTCTGAATCTGTAGCCAACCGTAGATTATCAATTCGATCATCACTTGGATTACCGTTGATATGATCTACTGTCTTCTCAGGCCACTTTCCATAGTAAAGAAACCAAGCTAGGCGAGATGCAAGGAAACGCTTACCGTTAATCATGATTCGATTGCGTCCTTTTAAGGTATAATATCCAGCTGCACCAATCTTAGTTCCAGTCAAGCGTGTAATTACACCTGTTAAGTGGTCATAATGAAACTGTTTATTAAGCAGTTCCCAACTAACACTTAACTCATGCTCTCTATCAACTTTAGCCATTGCAATAATCCCATTGATTATTCCCATAAAAGAGGAAATGCGCCAGTCGGTATGGGGCCGGTTTTCGGGGATCAGCCTAGACGCACTTGAAATCATCACAGTCTACTTTACGCTTCCGTTCCGACCCATGCGATACTCATCCAATCATCGTTAAGAATGGCCTGTGCTTGCCAGGTCATTGCGCTCACATAACCCCGCTGACCCAGCGGGTCCATCTTCGATTTTTCCGAAGGGGCAAAATGGTTAGCGTCAATGGAATTAAATCCGCGCAGCGGAACCTGACCAAAAGCGTCACCACCACTATTACCACGGCCCATAATAATAAGCGGGTAAACGTCGATGTTAGTGCCACCATTAGACTTCGGAGTAAATCCGGCAACAGCCGCACCGACCAGCGCACCTGCACCTGGGCGATACGTCAGAATCGGATTAACGATAATCCGAAAACGGCCAATCGCACCAATCTCATACTCAGGGTCAAGCAGACCAACCGACCCGTAATCCTGCACCTTGGTAAAGCCAGGAATGTTCTCGAAGGTCTTTTCCATATCAGTATGGCAATAGACCGGCCAGGACGCATTAACCGACTGCATACCAAACATCGGACCAGACTTCAACATCTTGTTGATGGTCGTAGCGTGCTTGCCCAACAGCGCCCGTGAAATGTTCTGGAACATCGCCTTAGTAGGCGGACCATTCACAGTCTCAACCGTAGTACCAGTACCGCCAAAGAAATCATTGGTGCAGGACTTCAATTCCCCATACACCATCATTTCACGGCACAGCGCGATACGAGTCGCAGCCTGCTCCTCCATCTCCCGAGGAATCGTTTGACCCTCTTCGTGCAAATACCGCAGGCGATTAGAATAGCTGTACAAACAGCCAATTTCCTGCAGCGTAGTAGAGAACGTAGTCCACGAAATCGAGTCCGGCGTAGGCGTTACGCCTTCCTGAATAGTATGCTTAGCGATAAAAGCAGTATCGCCACCAGCCGCGATCCACTCATTATCAACGCCACCGTAGGGCAGGAACCGCATCCACTCAATCGTCTGCGAGACGTTCTGCGGAAAAGGCTCCATCGCGCCCAACTTCGTGAGCATTTCTTTAGTTTGTGCTTTAGCAAGGATTCGTCCCTTATATTTTTCAAGACGACCTACTTG